TTCGTAAGTAGGTCGACCCCGGTTATTAGCCGGGGACCGACTTGGCTCTCGTCCGTTTCCGGACTAGAGCGTGCGACACGTCGCACACGGGTCGAGACTGTTCGTCTCAGGACGAACGGCGAATCCGAAGGGTTACCCCTAAGGACCGCCGCCACGACTACCCAACCGTGGAGGTCGGGCACCACCACCATTCCTTTAACTCGCTTGATAGGTATGATTTCCCTATCTTGCACTGGTTTGGTGTGGAGCTCTAGCCATTCCGGACATTGCAACGCAGAGTTGCGTGTCCAGCGTGGTGTGAACTCCAAGCCTAGCGGATCAATCCCTGTTTCTGGTCGACCCTTGAAAGGTCTATAGAACAGAAATTTGTCCGGGATCTCTGATATCACATCAGTGACCGCGTCTTCCAGAAAGAGCCTTGTAAGCTCATTCCGGCGCCCTAGGTTTATGAACTTGAAGAGATTCTCGAGAGAATCGAGTTTCCTATCAAGCGTCATGGGAGTGACATCCTCGCCTTTGTACCAATTACTTCCACAACTTTCACGAAAGGGACCAGAAACAAACGTCTTTCGAACGTTCGTTCTAAATCCAACCTTCGCTAGGAGACGGATGACTTCTCGTGCGATTTTCTGACGCACGATTATATCGTCCCCGAAGACTCTAAAGTCCGAGCCTGGCTTAGCTGTTGGATCAACAGCATGAACCAAACTAGCGAACAATAAAGTCTGAAGTGGAAAGCAAAAGCCGTTTCCCATCGTTACGAATTTCTCGTACCTTCGGGGTTCTTCAACCCCTAGTTCCGAGATAACGTACGCTGGGCTCCTGACACGGTTGAGAAAATAGAACCAGTCAGGAGGAAGAAGCTCCCTACATAGCTCTGTCGAAATGCTATCACTAGCACTCGACAGATCAATCGTAGAGAAGCCATCTTCTGAATCATCAAGTGACCCTTTATAGGCCATCTGCTGATTCGGGGACTGCCAACGAAGGTCTAGACCAACTCTGCGCAGTCGATCGCGCATCGCCAAGTCTATTCCTTTCTGAAGGTAGTTGTTCCCTAACGGCTCGACAGCTATGACACGATGTGTCTTCGCTGTCTTAGGTACAAACCCGACTTTATTGTAGTTGACCGTTGTGCAGCAAATGTCCAAGTCGTTCTCAGTGACTTGAAGACATTGTCTACCCTCTCCTCTATACGCGCCTGTACGGCGCGCGTATTGGAAATGGGCGGACAGTGCTGCAGCGAAGATCGGTCGAGCAGCGGCGCCCACAGTCCAACTTTCGGCAAGTAACTTCCTTGCTAGGTTGGTCATATCACCGTGGACACCTAATCCCGCACCGCTGGTGAAGTCGCA